TTGGCTATTCAATATTTAAATATAAAAGAAGTATCTTTAAATGATTTATACATATCACCGGATGTCATAAAGCTTATACCCAAAGAAGTAGTAAAAAAATATGGAATAATCCCTTTTAGAGTAGTTAAAAACAAACTATTAGTGGCTATGGTAAATCCCTGGAATGAGATGATTAAAGAAGAAATTAGATTTATTACTGGTATGGAAGTTATTCCTTATGTTGATACAAAATATAATATATTTTCTGCTATAGAAAGTTATTATGAAAAGCAAACAGTAAATGAAGTTTTAGAGGATTTAAAAAATGTTAAGTATATGGTTAAAGCTAATAAGAATGAGAATGAAATTATAGAAGATGCTCCTATTGTGAAATTAACTAATTCAATAATTAATCAAGCTATTAATTTAAAGGCTAGTGATATTCATTTAGAACCTTTTAAGGATACTGTTAAAGTAAGATTTAGAATTGATGGTGTTTTAAATGAAGTTTTAACTATACCTAAAGAAGTATATATGCTTGTAAGTACACGAATAAAAATAAAGTCAGGTATGGATATTTCTAAAAAAATGATACCGCAAGATGGAAAAATGGAGTATAAATTTAAAGATACTGTTTTAGATTTAAGAACTTCCACATTACCAATTGTAAATGGAGAAAAAATAGTAATAAGAATTTTATATAAATTTAATAACGATATACAGTTAGAAAATTTAATAAAAGACAATAAAGATTTAAAGTTAATAAAAGATATATTAAAGCATCCTAATGGAATTGTTCTTGTAACTGGTCCAACAGGTAGTGGTAAAACAACTACTTTATGTGCAATGTTAAATCATTTAAATTCAAAAGAAAAAAATATAATTACGGTAGAAGATCCTGTAGAATATCAAATTTCTGGAATAAATCAAATGAATGTAAACAATAAAGCAGGACTTACTTTTTCTACAGGACTTAGAAGTATTCTAAGGCAGAATACAGATATTCCTATAGAATCATTGATATAAGCTATATTACAGAAATTCGTCAAAAAAATCGTCAAAAATAATTTTTAAAAAATATTTTCTATTATAATAGTTGCTTTTTTCATCATATCATCTGTAACATGAGAATAAATCTTCATAGTCATTTCTACAGTATGACCAAGAATTTTAGCAGCAGTTTTAAAATCTACTCCATTTGAGATTAATGCAGTGGCATAAGTATGCCTTAATTCATGCATAGTAATTCCAGCTAATTCTTTCAATTTGGGATTTAGATATTTATCAATACTTGATGCATTAAAAGGAGTAACTCTATTGTTTATATCAGTAGGATTATTTTTCTTATAGTTTTTAAGTTCTTTTAATGTATTGGGGGATAAAGGAATTGTTCTATAAGAATTTTTTGATTTCAGTGATCCGAATCCAGATTTTCGAGTCCTTAATACTTTCCATTGTTTATTTACAGTTATGCTAGAACGTTTAAAGTCAATAGAATCCCAGGTTAAGCCGAGAACTTCCCCTAATCTCATTCCAGTATTAGCTGCTATAAAAGCAACCATATAGTATTTATTATCTTGTAATTCTTTTAAAAGTTTATTTAATTGTTTTTTAGTTAATGCGATTTTATTACTATATTCTTTTTCTTTAGGAATTTTTATATTTACAGTAGGTAATTCAAATATTAAATTTAAATCGTCTTTAACATAGATAAAAAACATATTTAATATTCCAACATACTTTTTTACTGTTGAGTATTTCAAATGCTCTTTTAGTAATTTATCTACTATGCTTTGTATGTCATGTTTTTTAATTTCTTTAATTCTCTTATTATTTAAATCCTTAAATTTTGAAAAACAATTTTTATAACTTTTAACAGTATGGTATTCTTTATACAAAGTTATATGATCTAAATATATAGTAGTTAATTGATTAAAAGTAACCTTAATTAAATCATTGTTCACTGGAACATTTTTAGTTGTATTTTTTAATTCTTTTAACATTTTTTCAGCAGCAGGTTTAGCGTCCTTTTTCGTCTTAAATCCTTGTTTCGATTTTTGCTTCCATTTCCCCATATTATCTTTATAGGAAATTATAAATTGCCAACCTTTGTCTTTTTGACGATAAGTTATATTATAGTCCATTTCTAAATCGCTCCTTTTTGAATGTGTGTTCTTTAAAAAATAAAGATTACTAATTGGTTTAAACTAACATTAAGTAATTAGTAATCTTAATAGTATTAATATAATTTTATTAGTTTTTAAAACATTTCCATAATACCTAAATTAGGTTCAAAATAGATAGTATAATTATCTATTACAAAACATGTTCCATATTTAGATTTATAGTAATGTATAGATTCTTCTAAAAATTTTTCTGTAACTCCTAGAAACTCAGCTATTTCATATCGAGTTTTAGCACCATACTTATAAGATTTTATAAGATCCAATAAGCGTACTAATTTTTTATTACCCCATCTACGAGCAATTAGTTCTTGTTTTCGATTTGAAAGTTTAGATTGATCAGTTATATTACCAACTGTCAATTTATGATGTCCTAACTCTTCAGCCAAAATACAATACTTATCTTTTATACTAATCTTACTATTTATAAAAATTATATTATTGATACATTTACCACATGGTTTATCAGTTCCTAAATCTATTTCTACAACATTAATGCCTAATTTACGTGCCTCTTCTAATAATTTTTCATAATTATTCATTACTATGTTACCTTATAATTATTTATTTAAAAATGCATTAATTTTTTTATCCATTGCATCTTTTTCTTCTTTAGATAAGTCATCATTATGACAAGCAACTAGATAAGGCACTTTTGTAGCACATATTTCATTATTAGTTGAGAATTTAGGATTATCTAATAAATCCTGTGTATATATAACTACTTTCTCTTTACCTAAATCATTTAGTTTATTAAAGTTTTTTATTAAAGTTTTTTCTTGATGTGATAATTGAGAGTTATCTGAAGAATTATTTAGAGGTTCAAAAGTTTTTATATCTATATTTAATACGTCACATATTTTTATAATTCTATTAACAGCCATTCCACCAATATTTTTATCTAGTGCACTTGTTAATGTCGTACTTGGAATATCAACAATTTTTGAGAACTCTCTTATACTAGTATATTTACTTAAGATAATATGTTTTAACTTTTCTGTTTTGTTCATTCTAATACCGCCTTTCGTTAATAGTAAGTGCATAATTTATGGAAAATATACATTAATAATATCATTTCTAATACGAATTTTCAATCGCTTTGAACGAAATTTCATTTAGAAAAACAAAATAATAGAAAAAAACTATAAAATATCATTGACTTTAAACGAAAAATAGTTTAAAATGTAATTGTAAACGAAATATCGTTCAAGGGGGTGCGAAATGTATAACAACTTACAAGCAGAAATTGCTAGAAAGAGAATTAAGAAACCATTGATAGCTAAAGAAATTGGAAGAAGTTATAATACATTGAATTTGAAGATAGCTGGTAAATATCCTTTTACATATGATGAAGCTTTAACAATTCATGAAAAATTTTTTCCAGAATGTAACTTTAAAGAATTATTTAAAAAGGATAGTGAATTGAATTAGAAAGGAGATAATTAAGTGAATAATTTAGAAATTATAGAAATTAAAGGAAGAAGGGTTTTAACAACAGAACAATTAGCTAAAATTTATGGAACAACAACAGATAATATTAAAGTTAATTTTAACAATCATAAGAATAATTTCAAGGAAGGAAAACATTATTATTTTTTACAAGGTAAAGAACTAAAGGAGTTTAAGAACCAAGTAAATGATATTTACCTAGTTGGTAAAAGGGCAGCTAGTTTATATTTATGGACAGAAAAAGGAGCAAACAGACATTGTAAGATTCTTGATACAGATAAAGCATGGGAACAGTTTGATAACTTAGAAGAAATATATTTTAGAGTTAAGGAAGATTCTCAAAATGTACCAAAGACTTTAGAAGATATAATGATTTGCACTTTGCAAGGTATGAAAGAAGTGAAGCAGCAACTTAATCAAGTTAACAATCATGCTTTAGAAGCTAAAGAGGGTGTTAGAAAATTAAGAGAAGAAAGTCCATTATTTGGAGTTGAAATGGATGAACTTCAAAAATCAGTTAGAGGAAAAGGAATAAAAGTTTTAGGTGGATATCATACAAATGCCTATAATGATAAATCTTTAAGAACAAAAGTATATTCAGATATACAGAGGGAATTAAAAAGGCAATTTGGGGTAAGTAGTTATAAAGCTATTAAAAGAAAAGAATTCCAACATTCATTAGAAATGATATCAAAGTATAAACCACCATTTGTATTACAAAATGAGATTGAATATATTAATAATCAAATTGTTTTACAAGAAGTAGCTTGTAGCAGATAGGAGGAATAATTATGAATAATAAACTATTAACTCAAAAGGATTTAGCAGCACGTTGGCAAATGAGTGTCAAGTCTATAGAAGAATATCGTAAAGCTGGTATTATACCCGTAGTTCAGGGTATACCAGCAATAAGATTTAATATGCAAACAATCTTAGAGCTAGAGGGAAGTAAATTAGAGAGGTTTAGTCCTATTGAACGTAGGCACATGGAAAGGGAATTAGAGAGAATAAAGCAAGAGAATGATCAACTAAAAAGTATACTGAGCAAAACATTAGCTAATTTGGCACCAGTTTTAAGTTTAAAGGAGGAATAACATAAAACATTTAAAGAGATTAACACTTACACAAAAGAAAATACTAAGTAGTTTAGGATTAAATGCAAACAATTATTTAAGGTTTACACAACACTGGGAGAGTTTTATGGTAGTAGACTTAAAGACAAACAAAATTTTAGCACCTATAAGATGCTAAGGAGATGAAAACATGTTAAAAGCATTGCTAGAAAGGAGATTTAATCAACGCTTAACTAATGAAGAATTTGAAACAATTTTAGATATAACAACAGCTGATATAAAGTTTAATAGAATTAATTTTAAAAAGTGTACAAGCTTACATGAAGTATTAAATATTGCAGGAACGAGTTTAATAATTTTACAAAGGGATATAGAAAGGAGGTGAAAGAATGTATCTTGAAAATTTAGTTGCTTTACACATAGCAATAGAAAAGCACTATACACCAGAAATGGCATTTAAATATTTAGATAAAATTTTGGATGGAGAAGTTAAACCTAAAATACGTCGAGAGTGGAGTAGTAAAGAAATTGAAGATATAAAAAAATTTAAGAGTGAAGGATTGAGTTTTAGCAAAATAGGAGAAATATATTGTACGACAGCAAGTAATATTTTTAAGGTTCTTGATTATAGAAAAAAGAGCTGCGCCAACAGCTCAATAAAAAGTATTTAAAAAATTCAAACAAGTACAGTATAAAGAAAATAGGAGGATTTGTAAAGATGATGAATGCATTATTAAAAAATGAGATAAAGGAAATGAATGAGGTTATGGAGGAACATGTTACTACTTTTAAAGTAGATAGTTTAGAAAGTGCAAACTGGTGCTTTAGAAATATAAGAGCTCTTAAAGAGCAGATAGAAACCAATAAAGCATTAGCAGATGCTGAAAGATTTAGAATAGATTCATGGGAAAAGAAAGAAAACGAGAGTGCTTTAAATAGTATAAGTTATTTTGAAAGTTTAGTAACAGAATATTTTAAGGAAGAAAAGATTAAAGATAAGAAGTTTAAACTTAGTACACCTTACGGAAAAGTAAGCAGTAGAAAAATTGAAAAATATAATTGGGATGATAAAGAAGCATTGCTTAATTATTTAAAAGAAAACAAACAAGATAAACTTATAAGAGTTACGGAAGAAATAAATAAAACAGAGTTTAAAAAAGTTTATAAACATGGAATAAATAAAGAAACGGGTGAAATACTTCCAGGAGTAATTGTTGAAGAAAAGGAAAGCATTTCTGTAAAAGTTGAGTAGGAGGAAAAGGTATGGGAGTATATGAAAAATTACTTAGAGTACAAAGTGAGCTAAAAGCTCCTAAAAGTCAGTTTAATAAGTTTGGCAACTATGCTTATAGAAACTGTGAAGATATATTGGAATCAGTTAAACCTTTATTGCTAGAGAATAAGCTATCTTTAACAATAGCGGATGAAATATTACTAGTAGGTGACAGATACTATATAAAAGCTACAGCAACTGTTGTAGATATTGAAACAGGAGATAAAGAAAGTGTTAGTGCATTTGCAAGGGAAGAAGAGAATAAAAAGGGAATGGATGCAAGTCAGCTTACAGGTAGTACAAGCTCATATGCTAGGAAATATGCACTTAATGGATTATTTTGTATAGATGATACTAAGGATTCTGATACAACTAATACAGGCTCAAAGACAAGTAATAAAACTAGTGGTAAAAAGTTAACTCAAGCACAACTAAAAAGACTTTATGCAATAGCAAGTGCAGCTGGATATGATGCTAATGTAATAAAGAATCAAGCATTAAAGAAATATAATGTTCAGCATTTAGAGGACTTGACAAAATCTCAATATGACGAACTGTGTACTGGATATGAGAAGTTGAAGAAATAGGAGGGATAAAATGTTATCGGACAAGCTAAGTGTTGCAATGAGTAATTTTATAGAAGCAGCAGAAAAGCAAGAAGATTTAATAAGAGAGAAAGACAAAGATATACAAACTATAGTAAGTGAAATAGAAAGAGCATTAAGAGAACCTACTATATACAAAGATATACTTAGTAACATTGTAGAGGAATATAAACAAGCATTGTAGATAGGTTATCGGTTAAGAAAGTAGAGAAAACATAAGGTTTAATTTAATTAATTCTGATAAGAGTTCCGAAAACCCAGGTTTTCTCTACTAAAACTATAATAAAAGTGGAGAAAACTCAAAAAGGAGGTAAAAATGTGGCAAGACCTAAAAAAACAGGACTAGATTACTTTCCTTTAGATGTATATTTGGATGATAAATTTAAGTTTGTAGAAATAAAGTTTAAGCTTGAAGGTTTTGCTATAGTGATTAAACTTCTACAGAAAATATATGCTAATGGATACTATATAGAGTGGGGCGAAGATGAAGAATTACTGTTTACAGATGATATTAGAGCAGAGTTAAACACAGTTAGAGAGGTTGTAAAAGAATGTTTAAAAAGAGATATATTTTCTAAGACAATGTATGACAAATATAAGGTATTAACATCAAGAGGAATACAAAAAAGATATATGGAAGCCACTAAAAAAAGAACCTCTGTAACTATAGATAAACAATTAGATTTAGTTTCCGAAGAAAAAACTACAGTTTCCGGAGAGAAAACTCCAGTTAATTCTACAGAAAGTACACAAAGTAAAGTAAAGGAAAGTAAAGTAAAGAAAAGTAAAGAAAACAATAATAATGATGATGTTGTTGTCGATAATAATTCAAAAAATATTTTTAAAGTTTATGAATCTTGTGGTTTTGGAACTATCAGTAGTTTTATTAAAGATGAACTAGAAGATATGGTCAATAATTTTACCTTTGAATGGACCAAAGAAGCACTAGAAATAGCAACAACAAATGGAGCTAGGAATTTAAAGTATGTTAGGTCCATATTAAACAACTGGAAGTCCAAAGGAAAGGATTATAAACCTAAACAGTATAAGAAAGATGAAAAGGTTGATAGCTTTAATAACTATGATCAGCGAGAATATGACTTTAATGAACTGGAAAAGAAGCTACTAGGTTGGGATCAAGAAGATAAAAACCAAGAACAGACATGATTAAATGAAAGGTGGGAATTAATGAATATTGAGCTGACAACAAAAGATGTAAATATCATTAGAAAATGTATATTAGCAATGATGACTTCATGCATGATGATGAATATAGATGAGTTTTTAACTGATGAAATGTATGAGATAGTTGAAAAATTAGACCAGCATAAGGCGAGGAAGTGAGTAGTAACATGAAGTTAAAACATATAAGTAATATAAAGTGGATTGGTGGAAAGCATGGCAAAGAAGAAAAGTACCTGGAATTTATGCCTGAGCATGATATATTTTGTGATTGTTTCTTTGGATCCGGAGCAGTACCTTTTTATAAAGAAACAGTAAATCCAGCAAAACTAACTGTAGTAAATGATATAAATGACAGATTAATAAATTATATGATGGTATTAAAAAATAGTCCAGAAAGATTATATAAGGAATGCAGTTCATTACCCTATAGTGAAACTTTATTTGAAAAGTGGAAATGGGAACTATGGCCGGAGGATAATTTACAATCCGCAGTAAGGTTTTATTATTTAATGAGAGTTTGTTTTGGTGGTGGAGGACACAAGTATAAGAATGGAATAGGATTATCAAAGACACAAAATAAAGCCAAGCAATTAATTAGTGCGACAGAACTTATTCCTAAGATGGCCGGACTAATAAAAAACTGGAATATATTAAACAGAGATTTTGAAGAAGTAATAAACTTTTATGATACACAAAAAACATTGTTCTTTTTAGATCCACCATATCATTCCCATGAGGATATGTACTATGGAGGATTTGAAGAAGAGGACCATATAAGATTAAAAAGGAGATTGGATAAAATCAAAGGAAAAGCTATGGTTTGTTATTATAGCAGTCCATTGATAGATGAATTATATAAAGATTGGTACATGGTTAAATATAATACGGCCAGCCAAGTCAAGAAAAGAGCTGCAGGAGATAAATGTCCTATAAGAACTGAATTAATATTGATGAATTACAAACCTATAGGACTTGAACAACTAAGCATTATATGATTTGTAAAAATAGTAGATTATGAAATATTAAAAGGAGGAATATTTATGGGACTTTATAAGGTTGGGACTTGTAGTTATTGTGGCGATGAAAATCAAATTTTAAGACCTTCACCGTTTATAGCTGATAAAGGAATGATGTGTAAACATTGCTGGGATGAAACTCAAAAAGAATATGCAGCATCAAATGGAGAGTTCATACCAGACTTTAATAGTAATAAGAAAGAATATGATAATTTAAAAGATGATATAGAAAATGGTATTAAAGTGTATCAAATATTTTTAGAAGATATGACTGGCTGGACAGATAAAAATATAGAAAATTTTCGAGAGGAACTTGAAACAACTAATGATGATTATTTTCGAGATGAACCAGATAAACATATAAATGTTGACTTTGTTATGAAATGTTTAGAGCTGATGGAACCTGGTGATGAATTTTCTTATAAAGATGTTAAGTTTAAATGTTTTAAGATGACAGAAAATACTTATAATAATTTACCGGAGTTTACAGGTTGGTAATTCGCAAAAATAAAGGAGTGTGAAGATGGACAATAACTTTTGGGCAGATGAAGTAGTAAGACTTTACAGAGAAGGGTATGCAGTATTAGAAGCTATTAAGATAGTTAAAAAAATGATGTTTTAGATAGAATTAAGACTATCAAATGGTATTGTTGTAAGTTTGTATTATCAGTTGATAGTCAGTTAAAAACAAAGAGGGTGATTAAGTTGGCTAAGAGTGAGGGGAAGAAATTTGAGGAAGATTTTAAAAAGTCAGTTCCTGAGTGGTGCTGGTGCAATAGATATAAAGATGGTACTGCAAATTTCAAAGGAGATAAAAATGAAAATGTAAGATTCCAGGCTCATAACATATGTGACTTTGAAGTGTTTGCAAAAGATAAATTATTTTTATTAGAGCTTAAGAGTTATCAAGGTGTAAGTATTCCGTTAAGTGGAATAAGAAAAAATCAACTTGAAGGAATGATAAAGGCTAGTAGATATAAAAATGTAATACCTTATTTTTTACTTAATTTTAGGGGCGTACAACGAGTTTATGCAATAAAGATACAAACACTCTATGAGTTCATTAAAACAACCACAAGGAAGTCAATACCATTAAAATGGTGTATTGAAAATGGAATAGAGATACCTAGTGAACAAAAGAGGACAAGGTTTAAATATAACTTAGAAGTTTTATTTGGTGAACAAATTAAAGAAAGTGAAGTTAAAGAGAGCAAAGGGTGGAAATACAAAGAGCTTAAGTTAGGAGTATAGATATGAACAAATATATTGCTGAAGGTCAGATAAGTATCTTTGATATACAAGTAACAAAAGCTGCTAAGAAAATAACAGAAAAGCCTAGAGAATTTATCAATAAAGTTACACCAGTTAAAATTGAGAAAAACGTTAATCATTTAGAATTAACAGAACTACAACAAAAATTCTTAAATGAACATAGTGTAATGAAAAATGAGAATTTAAGTAGGCTAATAAAATACTATAGTGGAGGACTTGGAATAGAGCTTACTGCTCCAGGAGGATTCAAAACTATATATGTAAATAAGCAAGGTGTTGAAGAATTTCAATTCAATAAAAGAATCAATGTGGTACCTATGGACCAGGTGCTTTATTATAAACACGAATTAAAAATAAATGATCTACAAGAAAATAGGTTAAAAACTATTAAAGATAAGCATAAGGACCTAAAAGAAATTAGACGTAAAGGTGATGAAAATATAATAGTAGAAGTACATGGGAAAGTTATTAGTATAAATTCTAAGGGATGGATACTAGAGTTCAATAATGTACAAGCTATATATTCGCCGAATGAGGTTATACAAGATCAGAATGAAAAATTAGAAGTAATTGATATAAAGCAGATGCAAAAGAGCGTTAAAGTTGGAGATAAAGTTCAAGCATATAGAAGTAAATCAGAAATTATAACTGGAGTTATTACTAGAGAATATGGACTAGGTAATGAGATATTAAATATTTCATTCCAAAGGGAAAACGTTAGAACAGCTACTGCTATAGGTAGGAGGCAAGTTATTAAAATACTAGAAGTGGGGGCTTAAATTGGAGGATTCAGTAATTATAGTGGCGGCAATACTTATTGTTGCTGCTGCTGTAACTATATTAAGAATAGAAAAGAGGTAAAACTCATGAAAATTATAATCATGAATGCTAATAAGAGTGATTGGTATTCAAGTAAATTAGGTAAGGTTTATGAGGTTAAGAAGATAAATAAATTTAGTTACACTACTAAAGCTGGTGAAGTAAGCAAAGAGGATGCTCAAATAGTTGAGGGAGTTTAAACAATGTATAACAATGTTCAGAAAGGAAGATATAAATGAAAGTTAAATTAATAAAGGATTGTACAAATGTACATTCTAAATTAATTGAAAATAGTGTACATGAGATATTTATGGAGAAAGAGAAGTATTATATTCTACGTGTAGAAGAGACGTTCTGTGGAATATATAAAGAGAATGTAGAGTTATTAGAGGATTAAGTAATTAAGGCAAATTCAGTTAATGATATAATAAATAAATAGAGTAGGTGATTATATGACAGATTATACAAACGTACAGATGATGTTAGATTCATATATATTATGGGTTAATGATGTGAAAAATTTAGAACTAGAAATTGAAGCTGTAAAAAATGATTATGATGTTAAAGCTATGGGATTCAATGAGAAAACAGGACAGACATTTAAGATAAATAGAGAATTAGAAGATAGAGTCATAAATAAGCCGGATAAAATAAGAGAGTATGAACATAAAAAAAGATTTAATGAAATAAACATAGCAAAAATAGATAATGCGGTACAGGTTCTTAGTGAGTTTGAAAAAACAGTTATAGAATTGAAGTATTTAATAGCACCAACACTTTCATGGAAGGGGATAGCATACAAATTAAATGCTGGAACTTCAACTTGTAGACAAGCTAAAATTAGAGCAATAAATAAGATGATACCATTATTGTGTCGCTAAAGTGTCGGTTTATAGTCACTTTTAAGACAACATTTTATCAATTGAATATGATATAATAGTATTATAGAAAAATATATAGCAGGGGTATTATAGTAAATCTTAGTTTAAGGCATCCAAACGGGTGTCTTTTGTTTTTTATGTAGTATATTCAATAATTATATATAAAACTACATGATTGTTTATAAATTTTAAAATAAAAGAAGGAAAATAAACTAAAATGTAGAAATATAATAAAATGTTGCATTTTAGGAGTGATTATATATATGAAGAAGTTAAAAACGTTTATATATTTTATTTTAAATGGAGAATCAAAAAAATATAAAGATTTAAAAAGATATAAGGAAAAAATCGAGAATGAAGATATTGATTGCGTTATTGAAAAAATGGCTTTAGATTATTTTAAAATGAATATTGAGGAAAAGTATTTGTTTGAATTAAAATTAAAAGATATAATAAATGAGGTTGATAAAATACCTTTTTTATCATTAATGCTTATATTCATACCCCATATATTAAAATCTACTTTAACGGGTTTTCCAATAGCAGTATTGGTAAGCCTTTACTTAATTATATATATTTTAATGGGGCGTATCATAATAAAATCGGTTGATTTATACAGATGTTGTAAGTTATATTTAGAAGTTATATTTAAAATACAAGAAAATAAAATAACCGAAATAGAGACTTCTGTAAAAAGAATAAAATATGTAGAGTAATATAAATAAGGAGGTGAGTTCATGGCAAAGTCTAAATATGAAACTAATGTAAAAGATAAACTTATACTAGTTGAAGGGTGGGCTCGAAATGGGCTTACTGATGAACAAATAGCAAAGAATTTAGGAATAAGTAAAACAACATTTTATAAGTATATAAAAGAACATAATGAACTTTCTGAACGCCTTAAAAAGGGAAAAGAGGTAATTGACTTTGAGGTGGAAAATGCACTTTTAAAAAGGGCATTAGGATATAAGTATAAAGAAGTAATTAAGGAATTAGTAAGAGATCCAGAAACTAAAGAAGAAGAGTTAAAGGTAACTAAAGAGGTTATTAAAGAAGTAGTGCCAGATACAACAGCTCAAATATTTTGGTTAAAGAATAGAAAGCCAGAAGAGTGGAGAGATAAGCAGAACATTGAGCATAGTGGTAGTATGAATGTTAATAATCCATTTGAGAACTTAACAACAGAGCAGCTTTTAAAATTAGCTGGTGAAGATGATGGATAAAAAGTTGATACAGTTATATTCAAAGATGGAACTTGCAAAGCGTAAGTTCTTTTTTTATTGCAATTTAACAGCACCAGACTTCTATAAGAAAAATAGAAAATATCTAGTAGAGTTTTGTAATGATCTTCAAGAGTTTTATGAAACAGATGAACACGAGGTTCTTATTGTTAATATGCCACCTAGACATGGAAAGTCAAGAACTGCATCAATGTTTACTCAATGGGTATTTGGTAAGAACCAAGATGAAAAGGTTATGACAGGATCATATAATGAAACACTATCTACTACTTTTTCAAAGAATGTTAGAAATGCAATACAAGAAGTTAAAGGGGATAAGGATAAGATGGTATTTACTGATATATTTCCAGGAGTAAGTATAAAACAAGGTGATGGAGCTATGAACCTTTGGTCCTTAGAAGGTGGATATAATAATTACTTAGCAACTTCTCCAACAGGAACTGCAACTGGTTTCGGATGTAGTCTTATGATTATAGATGATTTAATTAAAAATGCAGAAGAAGCCTACAATGAGAATGTACTTGAAAAGCATTGGGATTGGTTTACTAATACTATGTTATCAAGACTTGAAGAAGGTGGAAAAATAATAATTATAATGACTAGATGGGCAACTGGAGATTTAGCTGGTAGAGCATTAGAACACTTTAAAGAAATAGGTATGAAGGTTAAGCATATATCCATGAAAGCATTACAAGATGATGGAACTATGTTATGTAATGAAGTTTTATCAAGAAAAAGCTATGATATGAAAAAGAAAACATTAGGTGAAGATATAGCAAGTGCTAACTATCAACAAGAGCCTATAGATGTTAAAGGAAGACTTTATAGTAGCTTTAAGACTTATGATGATATACCAAGAGATAAGAATAACAATCCTTTATTTACTAAAATTAAAGCTTATATAGATACTGCTGATGAAGGTTCAGATAATTTATGTTGTATAGTTTATGGAGAATACAACAAAGAAGCTTATGTATTAGATATTTTATACACTAAAGAGCCTATGGAGATTACTGAAACTAAAACTGCTAAGATGTTATTTGAAAATGAGGTTAATATAGCTGATATAGAAAGTAATAATGGTGGTAAAGGATTTGCAAGGCAAGTTGAAAGAATATTAAGAGACAAGTTTGGTAGTAATAAAACTAAAATTAAATGGTTTCATCAAAGCAAAAATAAAGTTGCTAGAATACTTTCAAATGCAACCTGGGTTATGGACCATATATATTATCCTGTTAATTGGAGAAATAGGTGGCCAGATTATTATAAGGCTATGACAACTTATCAAAGGGAAGGTAAGAACAAGCATGATGATGCTCCAGACGCTACAACTGGAATTGCTGAAAGTATAGATAAAAAGAAATGGCTAGTGTAGGAGGTGATAAAGTGAATGGTTCAGAACTTAAAAAATTAATAGATAGAGATAGAACTTCTCCAGGAAAAGCAAAGGCTAGACAAGGTTTGCAATACTATAAAGGTCAACATGAGATACTAAACTATAGATTATTTTACTATGATAATAATGGCATTTTA